ATCACAAAATTATTGATACAAAAGACCCAAGGAAAGGGATTACCGAATTACGCTTAATCGATTCGACCAAAATTAGGAAGGTACGGGAAATTAAGAAATCTCCTGATCTTAAAACTGGTGTGGAGATGATTAAGGCTATCGATGAATATTTTGTATTCAACGATAAAGGAATAGAAAAGGCTGGTATGGCTGGTTCTGGTGCAAACCAAGGAATCAAGATAGCAAAGGACTCTATCTGTTATGTGCCATCTGGACTTATAGATCAAAACACTGGTAGAGTAATGTCTTATCTTCATAAGGCAATTAAACCAGTTAACCAACTACGTATGATTGAAGATTCTCTGGTGATTTATCGTATTTCACGAGCACCAGAAAGACGTATCTTCTATATCGATGTTGGCAATTTACCAAAAATAAAAGCAGAACAATATCTAAAGGATGTAATGAACAGGTATCGTAACAAAATGGTTTACGATGCTTCTACTGGAGAAATAAGGGACGATAGAAATCATATGTCTATGCTTGAAGATTTCTGGCTTCCAAGGCGTGAAGGTGGCAGAGGTACGGAGATTACTACTTTGCCTGGCGGATCAAATCTAGGAGAGATAGATGACATTACCTACTTTCAACGAAAATTATACCGTTCACTTAACGTGCCAATTTCAAGACTTGAATCTGAGCAAGGATTTTCCCTCGGCAGATCAACTGAAATTACCAGAGATGAACTTAAATTTACTAAGTTCGTCCAGCGAATACGTAAAAAGTTCACCCCTCTCTTTACAGACATACTCCGCACCCAATTATTGCTTAAAGGTGTCATTGCCGAAGAAGATTGGAAAGCTATTCAAGAGCATGTCCAATACGACTTCTTAGAAGATGGACATTTTGCAGCTCTTAAAGAGTCTGAATTACTTGAAGATCGTGTTAATCAATTAGGTATGGTTGAACCGTATATTGGTACATTCTTCAGTAAAGAGTATGTGCTGAAACATGTATTACATATGTCTGATTCTGAAATTCAAGAAATGCGTGATCAGATTAAGAAGGAACAAGAACTTGATCCGATGGATGGTGGAATTGTTGTGCCTCCAGGCGGTGACGGTATTCAGAGAGTTCCAACTGACCCATCTGGAGTTCCTATTGATCCTTACATGCCTGCTGATGATAGAGCTAAAGCTTCGTTGGGATTGGAACCATCGGCTCCATCTGTAACACCTACTAAACCAACTAATGGTGCTGGTTCAGCAGCTTCTGACACTCCTAATCCAAGTGGAGATAAAGAACCTGTTGAGTCAGAATTTGATAAAAGTTTAACTGTGAAAGGAAAGAAAAAATGAGTAGAGAATTTGTTAATTCAATCGTTGATGACAACAAAATAGAAGCGGAAGACCACTTTAAGACTGCTTTAGCATCTAAAGTTGGAGATGCGTTGGAATTAAAACGAAGAGAGATCAGTAAATCTTTCGTAGGAAATCAAGTAGCGGAAGAAGAGTAATGCTACCTTTCGAAAAAATGTATGAATCTACAGTTGTGGAGAAGGATGAACACAAAAAAAGTAGTGCTTATAGGAAGCTTTCTCCCAAAATGAAGGATGCTGTAGACGAATTGTTTAAAAAAATGGACTCTAAACCTTCTGATTTCCTAAATAGTTTCGAAAGAAGTATTAAGGAAGTTTCTAAGAAGTTCAGAGTAAAAGAACAGGAAATCTTAGCATATTTCGAAAAGGAAATGCTTACAATCTAGGAGTTGACCATGGCCCTTGTAGTTCAAGAAATAGTAGATAGTGATTTTGAATATTTCATGAAAATCACTACCACAAGCACTAACAGTGCTGCAAGCATTTTTGATGCATCCGCCGCTGAGGGGGCCGCAACCGATCCCCGAACTACTATTACAGGCGTTGCATGGTCAGTAGCTTCACAAACAGATATTTTATGGGATGCAACTTCTGATGTAGTTGCATTATCCCTTAATGGTAGCGGTAAAGTCGGATTTGCAGATGGTGTACCATCAATACCAAATAATGGTGGAAGTGGTGTAACAGGAGATGTTCTCTTAACTAATGGTTCTGCTTCTGTAGGAACTATTTGGTTGAAGATGAAAAAAGTATCTGGTTACGATAATATAACTTAGGAATGTATATAAATGTTGAACGCACATACACATGAAGAGGTGGAAAAGGCTGTTATAAGAAGTCAACACACCCAAAGAAATTGGGATTTAAGTAAAACTCTTCCCAAAAAGGATGTAGAGACACTTTTACATGCAGCCACAAACTGTCCTAGTAAACAGAATATTGCGTTTTACAAGGTGCATTTTATACAAGACCGTGAGATGATTGAAGAAATTCATGAGAATACTTACGGTTTTGGCACATATAAAGGAAGAGAAGGAGCAACCTACGATTCTACAGAGGTAAGGGAAACAGAGACAAATCCCCAAACTCTTGCAAATTTGCTGGTAATTTTTGAAGATTACAATTATTTGGACGATCTAAAAGACGATATACACAGAAATCAAGCGACTAAGGAATATTTGGTTAATGGAAAATTAAGTCCGAAAAGGGTTGCAGAATTGCAGAGAGATAAACAGATTGCAGTAGGAATTGCAGCTGGTTATCTTAATTTAACAGCTTCTCTTATGGGGTATCGTACTGGATGTTGCCAGTGTATGGATGAAAATGCAATTAAAGAGATTGCTTTGTTGGAAAAGAAACCATTATTGTTAATGGGTATCGGTTTTCCACAAGAAGGTGTTAGTCGTAGAAAACACCATGTAAGAGATTTTGATTTTATATCAAAGAAGAAACAACCCATACAAGTTAAGATATGGGACTGAATTAGGAAGAAATAACATGGATACAGTAAAATTATTCTCAGAACAAGTTGAAGAAGTAGAATATATTACCGAAGATACAAAATCTGGCGGTAAAAATTACAAAATCCGTGGTATTTTCTTGCAAGCGGACATTAAAAACCGTAATGGCCGTATATATCCAATGGATGTGCTTGAAAAAGAAGTCGATAAGTATAACAAAAACTTTATTGAACAAAAGCGGGCGTATGGGGAGCTCGGACACCCTGATGGCCCAACCGTGAATCTGGAAAGAGTTTCACACCTAACTACAAGCTTAAAGCAAGATGGAAAGAATTTCGTAGGGGAAGCAAAGATTATGAAAACCCCTATGGGAGAAATTGTGAAATCCCTTATGGATGAGGGATGTAAATTAGGTGTATCGAGTCGAGGAATGGGAAGTCTACAACAAAGAGGTGGAGCAAACTACGTAAAAGATGACTTTTATCTTGCTACGGCTGCTGATATTGTTGCAGACCCTTCCGCACCTAACGCCTTTGTAGAAGGTGTTATGGAGGGAAAAGAGTGGGTTTGGAACAATGGCGCACTTATAGAATCCCATTTAGTCGAGTTAAGGAAAGAATTTGACGTAAAACAACGTAATCGTAATGCGAAAAAGGAGGCTTTAGAGTTTGCAAGGTTTCTTAAAAGACTTTAATTTATAAATAATGTTACAAAGAAAGGGAGACATCCTATGTCCGAATTAGAACAGACTATTGAAGAACTTGAAGCGGAAGTTCTTGCAGAATTAGAGGAAGCATCCGAAAAACCGCTCGGCAAAGCCGTTGATAAAGGTTTAGGATCGAACAATGCGGCTGAAGATGCTCCTAGCGCTAAAGACCCAAAACCTAATATTGCTGGTGCAGATAAGAAAGAAGAAGTCCCTGGCGAACGTAAAGACGTTGGTGGACAAAAACACCCTGCTACATCAGGTGATGGCAAAGGTAAGGGTGAGAAAGTTGCAACATCTACTGCAGCTGATGGTTCTGGTAAAGAAGCATCTCAAGGTAAAGCAAATGACGATCCTGATATGGCAATCGGCAAAGCCGCTTCCTCTCAGGGAAAACCAGCGAACGATAAAGACATCGAACGCCAGGCAAAAGGAGAACCTAAAGTGAAACAAGGTAGTTCTAGCGTTGCGGCTCCTGGCGAGAAGAAGAAACTTGCTGCTGGAGACGAAATCGAGCATGACGGAGAAGAGTTAGACGAAGCTCCGAAATTGACCAAAGCACAGCATATCGAAAACATCTCTAAGATGAAAAAATCTGACATCGAAGAAATGATTGCTGCTCATTCAACTAAACTTGCTGAAGCAGAAAATGCTGAGTCTGAGGAAGAGCTCAAGAAACTTGAGGATGCGAAAGCAGAAATCGAGGAAAAAATTAAAAATATCAATGTCAAGGAAGACGTTGATGCTCTTGTTGACGGTGAAGATTTGTCAGAAGAGTTTAAGGCAAAAGCAGCTGTTGTATTTGAAGCTGCTGTAAAATCAAAGATTCGTTCTGAAGTAGAGCGTATCGTTGAGGATACAAACACTCAAAAAGAGAGTGAGTTGGAGACTTTCAAAGACGATCTAACTGAGAAAGTTGACACTTATCTTAACTACGTAGTGGAAGAATGGACGAAGGAAAACGAGTTGGCAATCGAGCGTGGACTTAAAGGCGAGATTGCAGAAGACTTCATTTCTGGACTGAAACAATTATTTGAAGACCATTACATCGATGTGCCTGATGAGAAGTACGATGTACTTGAGGCGCAGAGTGAAAAGATTTCCGAGCTGGAAAGTCGCTTGAACGAAGAGATTCAAAAGAATGTTGAATCTAAAGAGGTCAAAGACCAACTAGTTCGTGAACAGGTTATTTCTGAGGTTTCCGAAGATTTAGCCGACACTGAAATTGAGAAGTTTGCAAAACTTACTCAGGATGTTGAATTTGGAGATGAAGATTCTTTCAAAGAGAAGTTGAATTCTTTGAAGGAAAGTTACTTCCCTAAAGTTCAATCTTCTAGTGATGCAAGCACTTTAGATAATGAGCAAGACAGCACCGCTCAGGACGTTGATACGACTGATAGCATGAAACGCTACATGTCGGCAATTAGTCGTGATCAAAAGGCGAGTGCATAATATTATAATAACAGATGTAAAATAAAGGAGAAACGAAAATGTTTCAGACAGAACATCTACAAGAAAAGTGGCAGCCAGTCCTAGAACACCCTGATCTTCCTAAGATTGAGGATTCTTATAAGCGAGCTGTTACGACTCTTATCTTGGAAAACCAAGAGAAAGCTCTGCGTGAAGACGCTCAGATGCTTTCGGAAGTTGCACCTGTCAATGCTATGTCAGGTGGACAAATGGATACTTGGGATCCAATTTTAATTTCCCTAGTACGCCGTGCAATGCCTAACCTTATCGCTTATGATGTATGTGGTGTGCAGCCAATGACAGGGCCTACTGGTCTTATCTTTGCAATGCGTTCCTCGTTCATCTCTCAGGATGGTGCTGAAGCACTGGTAGACGAGTCAATGCCTGACATTTCTAACCAGAATGCTGCTGGTACTATTGGTGGTGGTGACGTTGGTGCAACCGAAACTAACCCTGCTGTCCTTAACGACAGTCCTTCTGCTGGAACTTATGTTTCTGCAACAGGTATGACTACGGCTCAGGCCGAAGCATTGGGTGACAGTGCTGCTAACGCTTTCTCACAGATGGCGTTCTCAATCGAAAAATCTACGGTTACTGCGGTTTCACGTGCCCTCAAAGCAGAGTACACGATGGAACTTGCTCAGGACTTGAAAGCAATTCATGGTCTTGACGCTGAGACAGAACTTGCTAATATTCTTAGTTCTGAAATTCTCGCAGAAATCAACCGTGAGGTAGTTCGTTCCTTGTACGTGACCGCCGTTGCTGGTGCTCAGGTCAATACGACTACTGCTGGTATTTTCGATCTGGACACCGACTCAAATGGTCGTTGGTCAGTTGAGAAATTCAAAGGCCTAATGTTCGCTATTGAACGTGACGCCAATGCGATTGGTCAACAGACTCGTCGCGGCAAAGGTAACTTGCTGATTGTTTCAGCTGACGTTGCTTCTGCTCTTAATATGGCTGGTGTACTTGATTATACGCCTGCTCTCAATAACAACCTTTCCGTAGATGACACTTCTACGACTTTCGCTGGTGTTATGAACGGCCGATTTAAGGTATATGTTGATCCTTATTCTGCAAACGTAGCTGCTTCTCAGTACTATGTCTGTGGATATAAAGGAACTTCACCTTACGATGCCGGATTCTTCTACTGCCCATACGTTCCTCTACAGATGGTTCGTGCGGTTGGTGAGAGTTCATTCCAACCAAAAATCGGATTTAAGACCCGTTACGGTCTTGCCGCTAACCCATTTGCAGCCGCTGGTGCAGTTGCAGCTGGTGACACGGTTAACTCCGATGCTTCACTTGATGCCAATACTAATGCTTGGTATCGCCGAGTTAAAGTTACTAACCTTATGTAAAATAGGGGGTTTCTGCTCACTAAAAGGGGTGCTTCGGCACCCCTTTTTTTATAATATAAATAGAACATTATGATAGAGTTATATTTTATTACAGCTTTGGTATTGACTACAAACACTAT